TTGGCGAGACGGCCAAAAAGTTCCTGACCGAAAAGCACTACCTGCACGGATTGCAGGGATGGGTAAACGGGTGGTGCGCCTTGCCCTGGGAGGATCAGTTCGACGACGACGAGGCGGCCGCCATCCCGCCTGGGGCCTTTGCCAAGAAACAGCCATGGGACAAGGATCACATCCTGCTGGCGGCGATTGACCGGCAGATCGACGAATACTGGTACGTGATCCGGGCCTTTGTCCGGGACGGGACCAGCCGCTTGTTCGACGAAGGGCGCCGGCGGACGATCGAGGACATCGCCCAGCTGATGGCCGAGCACCGGATTCAGCCCCGCCACGTGGCTATCGACAGCGGCTACGAAACCCAGGACACGTACCGCATCGCCGCCCGCTACGGTTGGACCGCCATCAAGGGCGAGGAGCGGCCGCACTTTCTGATTGAGGACCGCGGGATGCGGGTCAAATCCGTGCACAGCTCCATCCAGCCCACCGACGCCGGCTGCCAGCTGCTGCTTTTGTCCAGCCCTGGGTGCCAAGATCTGCTGGCATGGCTGCGCCGTGGGCAGGGGCCGATGTGGGAGGTGGCGCACGACGTCAGTCCTGAGTACCGCGAGCACATGGCCAGCCATAAAAAGGTGCACCGGGTGAACCGAAAGACCGGCAAGGATCTGTATGAATGGATCCGGGTCAAACACCGTCCCGACCATCTTTACGACTGCGAGACCTATCTGGCCGGCTTTGCCGTTTTCGGGAAGGTGATTGCCGCCGAGGCCGCCATGGAGAAGTCCGATGCTTGACACGACTAAAGGCGCGTGGAGCGTGGGCTCATTTTTTCCCTATGGATACAGGCTTCGAAGGATCCGGTCGCCCTTCGCTTGGCTCTGGAAGCCCTTGCGGCCGGACAGGCCAACACCTTCACCAACGGGGGCAAGGTGATGGTTTCCGCCTCGGTGGCCGGCAAATCGTTTTCCTATCAGCTGCAGCCGGGCTTCAATCCCGCCGGGGTCACGCAGCTGGCGCTCAACTGCTGGAAGGCCGTCAAAGATTTCACCACCTCGCAAGAGGTTGAGAATTTCCTGACCAAGTCCACCGGCTCCGTCAGCTACCCGCAGTTCACGGCCGAGGTTTACTAAGATGGCCAACTGGGGCAGCTGGTTTGGGCGGATCGTGCGGGCAGGGCAACCCCAGCAGACCCAGCGCCGCTACATCTACGCCACGCCCCAAGACACGCGCATGGACGTCACCACGGCCAGCCGCCGGCAAGTGCTGGGCCTCGCCCGCTACATGTACTACAACGACCCCGTCGTCCGCGGGGCCATCGACTGTATTACCCGCAACTCCATCGGCCCCGGCATCAAATGCCAGAGCCGCACTTCCGACGAGGGCTGGAACGCCGCCACCGAGGAATGGTTCCACAACTGGAGCCTCGCCTGCGACGTCCGCGGGCTTTTGGATTTTAACACGCTCCAGCAGGTGGCCTGCCGGACAATGCTCCGCGATAACGAGCTATTCGTCATACTGACCGACAACGGCGACGGCTGGCCCCAGCTCCAGCTCGTCGAGGCCCACCGCTGCGAGACGCCCGCCTACCTGGGCACCGACAAAAGAATCTCCGACGGCGTCCGCATCAGCCCGCAGGGGCGCCCGCTTTCCTACTACATCCGCACCGGCGACGGCGACAAATACACCGAGGTGCAGGCCGCTGACGTCATCGTCCTGGCTGAGCGGGACCGCCCGGACGAGCTGCGCAGCATCTCCCGCCTCGTCTCCTGCCTCAACCTTTTGCAGGACCGCCAGGAGATCCTGGAATTTGAAACCGCCGGAGCCAAACGCGCCGGCGCCATTGGGCTAGCCCTGGAGGGGCAAGGTAGCACCGGATTCTTCGGGCCCGACAGCACCAGCGACGATGGTATCACCACCGACAAAATCATGGGCGGCGGAGCCATCTGGAACCTGCCCGCCGGCAAGACGCTGAAGGAAATCAAAAATGACCGCCCCGGCCCCAACCTGCAAGAGTTTATGGACCAGTTCCTGCGGGCCGCTGCGGCCGGGCTGGGGCTGCCTTACGAATATATGTGGAAAGCCGATCTGTCCGGCCCTTCGCAGCGGTTTGTCTTGGCGCAAGCCCAGCGCCGGTTTGATGAGGTTAGCCAGGCCATCATAACCCAGCTTGTCTCCCGCGTCCGACTTTGGGCCTTGGCCAAGGGCATCAAGCGCGGCGACCTGACCCCGCCCCGGGGCATGGACCGCTGGTGGAACGCTGTCTATCACACGCCCAAACGCACCACGATTGACGCCGGGCGCGACAGCGCCGCCGACCGGGAGGACCTAAAGCTAGGCATCCAGACCCTCGCCTCGATCGCTCAAGAGCGCGGCTACGACTGGCAGGAAATCGTGGATCAGCGCGTGGCCGAGCAGGTCTACATCCGCCAGAAGGCCACCGAAGCCGGCGTGGACATGACCGAGATCCAGAACACCGGGCAGAAGCCAGCGGCGCCCGCGCCCGTGACCCCTCCGTCCGCCCAGCCCGCAGCTGACCAGACCGTGCAGCCCAATCTGGCCGCGCCCACCGTGACGGTCACCATGGCTGCGCCGGTGGAGATGACCCAGCCGGAACCCGGTCCAGCGGCCGCTCTGACCGAGGCTTTTACCATGAAGGACGAGCCCGACCTAGAGCTGTCCGACAAGGAACTGGACATGGTGGCCAAGGCCATCGGGCTAAAAAATAAAAAGCTAAAAAGGAAAAAGTGATCCGCGTTTTTCTGGCCGCTCTGTTGCTGGCCGGATGCCAAAAGCCCGTCCAGCCACACGCTGACCTGCCGGCCTACTCCGACATGGGGGCGGCCGCCGATGCAGCCCGCGTGGAATTTGACAAGCCCTGACGGGGCATGGCCGAAAAGAAATTCAAGGGCATCTCTGTCATCACCGCAGGCCCCGCCCTGGGCCATGGCATGGTCATCGACGCGGAAACCCTCTCCCAAGTCGTCGAAAAAGGAAACGAAGCGGGGCAGGTCAAGGTCCTGTCCGATCATTCGTCCTCGGTCTCAAACATCATCGGCTACCTGGAAAACTTTGGCCTGGACGGTGGCCGTGTTCGCGCCGACCTCACGCTCTTTGAAAGCCATGACGGCTTTCTGTATTTCAGCGAGCTGATTAGCACGCTGCCGGGCCAGATCGGGTTTTCAATCAGCTTCTCCGGGGTGCCCCGCATGGCCGATGACGGGACGATGCTGGCAGACGTCCAGACGCTGTTTTCCGTCGATCTCGTCACCACACCGGCGGCCAACCCGACCGGCGTCTACAGCGCCAGGGTTGACAGCGTCCGAGCCGTTACGATGGAAAAGACCACACCGGCCGTGGAGGCCAAAGTAGAGGCAGCCGCCGATGCGGCGCCCGTAGCCCCGGCGGCCCCGGCGGCAGTCTTTAACGCCGAGGAGGCCATCGCCGCCCTCGCCGCCAAGATCGAAACCCTTTCCCAACAGTTCGCCGACCTGGTGACCGCCAAGCTGGAAGCCGCCGTCGTCGAAGCCGCTCCCGCGGACGACGCCCCTACGGCCGAGCCCGCCCCGGAGCCGGTGGCCGCGGAAGCCAAGGTCGAGGAGACCAAGGCCGAAGCGCCCGCCGACAACACGGCCGCCGCCCTCAAGGCGGAGCTGGCCACCCTGAAAATCGAGCTGGAGGCATCCCGCGGCACCAAGCCGCTGGAGACCGAGGCTCCCAAAAATTTCTCGCGTGCCGAGCTGATTTCTCAGTTCAACGCGGAAAAGGATCCCCGCCGCGCCGCGGAGATCTTCAACAAAATCAAGCTGGCGCGATAAACCACAAAGGACAACAAAACCATGGCTAACTCACTCGGCACAACGTCCAACGGCAAAGTGGTCGCCCAGCGCGCCCTCGAATTGCTCGTTGAAAATTACGGATTCATCCGCAACGCGGTGACGGACTTCTCCGACGCGCAGGCGAAAAAGGGCGACAGCATCGTCACCCACATCGTCTCCGTCCAGTCCGCCTCGGACTACGACAGCACCAACGGCTACGTCGCCTCCTCGGCCACGCAGTCGGACGTGTCGATCGCCCTCAGCAACTTCAAGCACGTCTCGTACGCGATCAACGACGACGAGCGGACCTCCAGCTCCATCAACCTGATCGAGCGCTTTGCCGAACAGGCCGCGCACGCGATCGGCAAGAGCATGGTGGATTCCGTCCTGGCTCTGGTCACCACCCACTACAGCAGCACGCTCTCCATCTCGGCGGACGCGCTGACGTTCCGCGGCGTGGTCAGCCTGGGCCTCAACCTGGACAACAACAAGGTGCCCATGGGCGGCCGCTTCGCGGTCTTGTC